TATGCATGGAGAGGAAACGTATCATAAATACGCATCAATAATACTCCCTCAACTAGAGAGGATGGGGGTATCAATTTCAACAAGTTATCAACAGGAGGTTGATAAACTACAATTACCTCTCTAGGGTGCCCCACCTAGGGGAAAAACTACGAAAAACAAAATTTATTTGACGAGGGAGACGAACGCTCTGCCACATTGGTGACCCCCTCAGGAGAGACTGCTAGTTAAGCTTCTCTCAGCAATTAGTTTGGCACACGTACACGTACACAAATACATACACGCACACCACGCACATATTTACACACGCACGCACACATCGTAGTTTATTCAGTGCGAAGATAAGACAGTTATATTTTACACATTTTATTAACACACTACTATCCGCCAGTCAGAATTATGTCTGACATTGCACTACAAGACGGCCCAAAGGGCGATATGAATTCGGGAGAATCCACAAATGCAGCAGGCAGCTCACTTTTGGCCAATTCCACCGGCCCATATACTAGTGACATTAAACACGCCGTAAGTACAGAAACTCCAGCTGAAATTTACAATAAACACACTCTGGTAAAAGGAACCTTCCCTTGGTCCACTTCGGACCCTGTTGGAAAAATTCTCTTTATGTTTGAGAATCATCCCTCGGAATGCAATTGGCTTGTCGATTATTTTTCAAAAGTTTTCGTTGCATGGTTGGGATTCATGATGCTCGAAATTCGTATTCTTGGTACTGCATTCATGGGAGGGTCACTTGCATTTGTTTTGGTGCCCCCCACGTTTACACGAGCCCAAGTTGCGGCAATGACACGTGAAGACCTATCCATCTTCGATTATGTCGAGGTAGATCCCAAGGATATCAATACTATGAGCTTTTCAATGAAGGACTTTCGTCCTCAGCACTTCCATTACGGACCATTGAATGGTAATGATGCCACGACGTTTGGTGGCCATATCGTTTGTATGGTCTTTGGAAAGCTCAATATCTCTCCGAACACGGAAGGAGCATCCCTTGATATCCTGGTGAGAACCAAAGGACAGTATACATTTAGGCAACCTCAGCCCCTCCTCTCAGGAGGAATTCCAGTTGATCAAAATTTCCCCAATTTTTC